TAATAAGCTAACTCTAGTTGCAGACACCTTAACAACCGCTCCTAATAACGCAGGTAATATAGTTAGGAGTCATTCAAGTATATCGTTCTACGACTCTTCAACTCAAAAGATACTAGGTGAAAACGTAAATGACACTTATTTATTTACTCTTGCATTCAAAGCACAAGTACCTAATGCTAATCAAACATTTTTAGAGTATAATCTACAAGGTTCAGGACAAATAGCAAGAGTCTCAGGTACTCTAGCTTTTCCTAAAGGTAATGATGTAGAACATACTGAGAGTATGGTTATGCAATATTATACAGATGCGGACTTTGTAGCTAATGGTGTAGAGCTAAAAATAACTTCAGTAGGTGGTAGTGCAAGTGTTTGGGATATTATATACTTCATACAACGTACACAAAACGGAAATTTATACTAATGGAAAGAGAAAGAAACCCTAGTCCACAAAACGACAAAAGAGCGTGTATGTGCAAAGATGGTAAAACATATTCAAGAAAATGTTGTGATGGTAGTTATCAAGCACAAGGGATAGGAAACATAACAGGAACTGAATAAATTTATAACAAAACGTTAAATATATTATTATATAAATATGGATTTAATAACAAAACAAATACTACAAAAGTTTTCTACTCAAAGGGTGGAGTTAGGGCTACTACAAGATATAGAATCAGACTATGATTTTTTATTAAATAAAATAAAACCTTTAGAAGATAAATTTTATGATGCACTTTCTGATGCTAAAAATTATCAGAAGTTTTTGATAAAAGATTCAAGTAAACTTGAAAATGTACAAAAAGATATTATATCGGCTAAAAGAAAATTAAAAGAAATAGGTCTTGACAAACAAGTATCTGCGTTAGATAAAATGTCTTCCAAAGTTGATGCAATGGTTAAAGATATAGAAAGATTAAAAAATATTAAATTATAATTAGTAGCAATTCCTTATATGGGTTTTTTTTAGGCATTTTTTACAAGTAACATATTCTAATCTTGTATCAAAATCTCCTACTGAATCTACATCTTTATTACAAGATGTTTTTGCTATAATAAAATAGTTTCCTGCACAGTCAGGATGTAAATAATGAATTTTAACCATAATTGTTTGTTTGTAACAAATGTAATAAAAAAAATAACACTATGAAACCAAGCGTACACAAAATACTAACTAAGTTATCTAATCATAAAGTTGAGTTAGCAAGAAAAGCACCAAGCGTAGAAAAAGATTTTGCAAAACTTGATGATAAATTAAAAAAAGCAGAAGCAAAAATCGATTCATCTTTTATGGCTTATAGAAAAGAATGGAATAGTTTTCAAGATATTATAAAAGAAGTTGAAGGAGATAGAAAAAGATTAGAAAACGACATAAAAGAAATTGGTCAAGCTGCTATGGATTTAGGTGTTGATTTTAATTCTGTAAAAGGACTAAAAGAAGCACAAGACTTGTCAAGAAAATTAGATGGATTAACTTCTGATTTGCCAAAGTTATATAAAGAGCCTAAATAAAAACACAACAAACACATTACTAATTTATTGTAATATTATATGAAAGCAACAGATATGTTAAACAAAGTAAAAGAACTTATTGGGGTAGAACTATCCGAAGAAGTTAAGTTGGCTCAAGCCACACTAGAAAACGGTACTGTTATTGAAAGTGAATCATTTGAAGCAGGAAGCGAAGTGTTCATTGTAACAGAAGATGAAATGGTAGCTTTACCAGTAGGCGAATACAAACTTGAAGATGGGGAAACTTTAATTGTAGAAGAAGAAGGAATTATTGCTTCTATAGGTGCAGTTGAAGAAGAAGTTGAAGAAGAAGTAGAAGCTGCTGAAGATAAAAAAGAAGAAATGGAATATGCTACTAAAGCAGAACTTTCTGAAATTAAGGCAATGATTGATGAAATAAAAGCAATGATTGAACCTAAAGAAGAAATGAGCGAAGAAGGTGTAAGTTCTATTAAATCTGAAGAAACTACAACTAAAACAGTTTATGCTGAAAAGGAAGAAGTAAAAGAAGAATTATCTGCTGAAACACCAGTAGAAAAAATTACTCACAATCCTGAAGCTGAATCAAAACCAAATTTAAACCTATACGCACAAAAAAGAGCATTAAGCACAGCGGATAGAGTTTTACAAAGAATTTCACAAATAAAAAAATAAATAAATAAATTATGGCAACTACAACTAGTATTACAACTACTTATGCAGGGGAGTTTGCAGGACAATACATTTCTGCTGCACTTTTAAGTGGTACGACAATTGAAAACGGTGGAATTACCGTTAAACCAAACATTAAATTTAAAGAAGTATTAAAAACAGTTTCTACAAACGATATCGTAACAGATGCAGCTTGTGATTTTGTTGGAACTTCTACTATTACACTTGACGAGCGTATTCTACAACCAGAATACCAACAAGTAAACTTACAATTATGTAAGAAAGATTTCCAAAATGATTGGGATGCAATTTCTATGGGCTATTCAGCTTTTGATTCACTTCCTCCTTCATTTTCTGATTTCTTAATTGGACACGTTGCTGCTAAAGTAGCACAAAGAACTGAAACTTCTATTTGGGAAGGTTCTACTGCAACAAGCGGACAATTTGATGGATTAACTACTTTGTTAGGTGCAGATGCTGCTCACACAGGTTCAACTAAAATTACAGGAGAAGCTATTACTGCTGCAAACGTAATAGCTGAATTAGGAAGTATAGTTGATGCACTACCTTCTGCAATCTATGGAAAAGAAGATGTAAAAATCTATATTTCACAAAACATTGCTAAGGCTTATGTATCTGCACAAGCTGCTTTAGGTTACAGAGATTTATACAACGTAGGACAAACTGAAATGAACTTTCAAGGTGTTCCATTATTCGTTGCAAATGGTCTTGCTGCTAATGCTGCTATTGCTGCTGAAACTTCAAACCTTTACTTTGGTACAGGTCTTTTATCAGACCATAACGAAGTGAAAGTAATTGATATGGCTGATATTGATGGTTCTCAAAATGTACGTGTTGTAATGAGATTTACAGCAGGTGTACAATACGGAATTGTTTCTGATATCGTATCTTACGGAATCGGACTATAATAATAAGATTAACTAACTTAAAGGGTGGGTAAGCCGAATTTGTGCCTACCTACCCTTTTTTAATATAAAATAATATGGCTTGTGATTTAACCAAAGGTAGAAAAGAACCCTGCAAAGATGTAGTAGGTGGTCTTAAAGCTGTTTACTTTACTGATTTCGGAGATTATGGAACGGTAACAGAAACAGATGACGAGATTACTGATATGACAGGAGTTTTTGGAGCTTTTAAATACGAATTGAAAGGAAATAGTAGCTTTGAACAGGCTATTACTTCTTCACGTGAAAACGGAACGACTTTCTTTGACCAAACTTTAACACTTACTTTGAAAAAATTAAGTAAAGAAGATAACAAAGAATTAAAACTATTAGCTTATGGTAGACCACACGTAGCTGTTGAAGATTATAACGGAAATGTATTTGTTATGGGATTACAGCACGGAGCGGAAGTAACAGGGGGTACTGTTTCAACAGGGGCTGCAATGGCTGACTTATCAGGATACACTTTAACGCTAAACGCACAAGAAGTAAAACCTGCTAACTTTGTTAATGCACCAACAGCTGCTGACCCATTCGCAGGAATGACTAGTGCAACGGTAACAGTAACAGAAGGTACAAATTCTTAACAAGGGTAAAAATTACTTTTGTTCTATTAACAAGGGTAAAAAAGAATTTCATTTTGATAAATTAGGGTGGCTATACGCTACCCTTTTTTTATGTCTTATAAATAACAAAAAACAAATAATCTTATTGTATATATATGATAGTATTAGAAGAAAGTGCATCAACACAAATAATTAATTTTATACCACGTCAATTTGTAAGTGGAGATACTTATAATGTAACTATTATAAATGAAACTACAAATACAGAAGTGTATAACCAAGATACTACTGAAATCACAGAACACTTATATCATAATCAATTTAGTGCGGTGTTTCCAGTAAAGCAAGATATAACCTATACAATAACTGTAACAGGAAGCGAAGTAGTATATAAAGATAAAATCTTTTGCACTAATCAAGCGGATGTTACTTCTTATAGTGTAAATGAAGGTGCATATATTTTTAATGATACAGATAACGAATTTATTACAGTATAATGGATAACTTACATATAGTTAATTTAGCTTCATACAATAGACCTAAAATCAGCGAGGATAAAAATCGTGATTGGGTAGATTATGGAGAAGATAACGATTACTATTCTTACTTAATTGAACTTTACACTAATTCAACAACTAACAATGCTATTATTAATGGTGTTAGTAATATGATTTATGGTAAAGGATTAGATGCACTAGATAGTAATAGAAAACCAAATGAATACGCTGCAATGCGTTCTATATTTTCTGATAGTTGTTTAAGAAAAATAACACTTGATTTAAAATTATTAGGAGAAGGTTCTATACAGGTTCTTTACAAAGATAAAAAAGTAGTAAAAGGAGAGCATTTTCCAAGACAAACATTACGAGCAGAAAAATGTAATGAAGATGGACAAATAGAAGCATACTATTATTATCACGATTGGGCAAAACTTAAAAGAAGTGATAAACCTAAAAGAATCGCAGCATTTGGATTCGGAAATGGTACTGAACCTGAAATAAAAATTATTAAAAAATATGTTTCAGGATATGACTATTATTGTCCTGTAGATTATCAAGGTGGTTTAGCTTATGCAGAACTAGAAAGTGAAGTATCTGATTACCTTATTAATGATGTACAAAATGGATTTAGTGGTACAAAGGTAGTAAACTTTAACAATGGTGTTCCTGACCAAGAGAAACAGATACAAGTCAAGAACGATGTAATGCGTAAATTGACAGGAGCACGTGGAGAAAAAGTAGTAATTGCATTTAATAATAATGCAGAATCTAAAACTACTGTTGATGACATTCCATTAAACGATGCACCTCAACACTACGAGTACCTTTCAAATGAATGTTCTAATAAGTTAATTGTAGCACATAGAGTAACAAGTCCATTACTTTTAGGAATTAGAACTGAAAACAATGGTTTAGGCTCAAATGCAGACGAAATAAAGACCGCTGCGCTACTTTTTGACAATATAACTATAAAACCCTATCAAGACTTAATTACCGATGCCTTAGACGATATATTAGCGGTTAATGGGATTAGTTTAAAACTTTACTTTAAGACTTTACAACCTTTAGCATTTATTGAAACTGACAATGCTATTACTGATGAAGCACGTGAAGAAGAAACAGGTGTAAAAGATGAATTAACATTATCTAAAGAAGAAAGTTTTGATGACAATGAAATGTTTGATTTACTTAGTGAGTTTGGAGAAGAAGAAGATTTAGAAAATTGGGAATTAGTAGATGAAAGAGAAGTAGATTATGACCAAGAAGAAGCATTAGATAAAATGATAAATTTAGCTTCAACAGGAACTGCAAGACCAAACGCTAAAAGTGAACAAGATGAAGTAACAAATGATTTAACAGCATTCAAGGTACGTTATCAATATGCACCATTAAAAACACAAGCAAACAGTAGGGATTTTTGTAAGAAAATGGTAAGTGCTAAAAAGATTTATCGTAAAGAAGATATTACTCAAATGAGTACTAAAGCAGTAAATGCAGGTTGGGGGTTAAACGGTGCCGCTACCTATGATATATGGTTTTGGAAAGGCGGTGGAGCGTGTCATCATTTTTGGATGCGTAAAACATATATGGCAAAAGGTGTACAGCCTGATGCAACTAACCCTAAAGCAGAAGTAAGTGTAAACAAAGCAAAAAAGGAAGGTTTTAAACCTGAAACAAACGACCCTAAAGTGGCAAAACGACCGAAGGATATGCCTAATCAAGGATTTGTAAATAAATAAGAAATGGCAGAAGCAATACTAATAACACGAAAAGACGTAGTAAAGTTTACTGCAATGAATGGTAATGTAGATACTGATAAATTTATTCAGTACATAAAGATTGCACAAGATGTACATATCCAAAATTATATTGGTACTGAACTTTTAAAAGCTATACAAGCTAAAATTACAGCAAGTACATTAACAGGGGACTATTTAAGCCTTGTAGTGGACTATATAAAGCCTATGTTGATACATTGGGCAATGGTTGAATACTTACCCTTTGCAGCATATACAATCGCTAATAAGGGCGTTTATAAGCATAGTTCTGAAAATGCTGAAAATGTATCAAAAGAAGAAGTAGATTTTTTGATGGAAAAAGAACGTGATATTGCACAATATTATACAGATAGGTTCATATCTTATATGAGTTTTAATGCAAGTTCAAAGTTTCCTGAATACTATACAAATAATAACGAGGATGTATATCCTGACAAAGATGCAAGTTTTGAAGGATGGGTGCTGTAAAATATAAACCAAAAGAAATTAATATAATTAGATTAGAAAAATATTTAAAAAAAATATCTAATAAAACGAATAATGAATTATGGCGCAAGAAATAATTAATATTGGTACTACACCTAATGATGGTACGGGCGATCCGTTAAGAACTGCATTCAATAAAGTAAACGAAAACTTTACGGAATTATATGCAGATGATGCAGGAGATGTTAATTCAATAGAAGCAACAGCACCAATTGCTAGAGATAATGCAACAGGAGCAGTTACAATTTCTTTGAGTGATTTAGGAGTTACAAGCGGAAAACTTGCAGCAGATTCGGTAATTACTGATAAAATATTAGATTTAAATGTTACAACTGCTAAAATTGCAGATGATGCTATTACAACGGATAAATTAGCTAATTCAATTAATACTACAATTACTGATTTACAAACTGACAAATACGATAAAACAGGGGGTACTATTTCAGGAAATGCTACAATTACAGGTAATTTAATAGTAGACACAAATACTTTATATGTAGATTCAAGTAATAATCGAGTTGGGATAGGGACTGATAGTCCTTCTTCTAAATTAGAAATATCAGGTGCAACAGGTTCGTATGATTCTGGAATAGGTTTTAATGCTACAGGTACAGGAGCAAGGGTTTATAGAACTTTTATTGATACAAGTGGAACTTTTAGGTTTGATGATGTATCGGCTGGGTTTTTAACAAGATTAGCTATTAGTACCAGTGGCAACGTAGGAATTGGGACTACGAGTCCTAATGCTAAACTTAAAATTGAAGGTGATGGCTTTACAAATGGGTTATCTATAAAATCTGCTGGAAATTCAGGAACATATCCTTTTATGGTTACTTATGCATCAGGTACTGAAGGAGATGCTTTTTGTATTGATGATAATTTAAACGTAGGGATAGGGACTACGAGTCCTAATAATAAACTTACTGTTTCAGGAGATGGTGGAGGTAGTGCTATTTCTTATTTTAATAATACTAACTCATCAGGATATGGTATTTTAATTAATACGCCTGATGCGAATAATGCAAGATATGCTTTAAGGGTAAATACAGGAGCAGGAACAGTTTTTAATGTAGGCAACGGAGGCAACGTAGGGATAGGCACTACTAGTCCTTCAACTGAATTGCACGTCAAAGCTCCAAGTGGATATGCTGAATTAAGGTTACAAGGCGCATCTGGAAGTGGTAGCACAGTTGAGTTTTATGATGACACTACAAAACTTGGAGATATATATATTGACCCATCCAAAAACATAGTGTTTAGGAATGCTTCAGAAAGTATGAAAATTACAAGTGGGGGCAACGTTGGGATAGATGTGTTAAGCCCACAAGAACGCCTTGATGTTGGCGGTGTGATGAGAGCCTTCGGATATGAATCTAGAAGTGGGACAAATGGCATTACACAATATACAGGGAGCTTTTTTAATATATTTTGGACAGGTTCAAGCGCACAATTATATATAGATACTGCTTCAGTTGGTACAATAACACTTACTTCTGATTATAGGGTTAAGAAAAATATTGAAACACAAAACGCTTCAGCGATAGAAAGAATAAATGCATTAAGACCAGTAAAGTATGAGTATGCTGATTATGAAAATATATTTGTTGCTGATAACATACAAAGAGAAGGATTTATAGCACACGAAGTTGCTCAAATTATACCTAGTGCCGTAGAAGGAGAGAAAGACGCTGAAAACGCTTTCCAATCATTAAAACTAGATGCAATGTTGTCGGTTGCTGTTAAAGCAATACAAGAACAACAAGAAATAATAAACGAACTAAAAGCAAGAATTGAAACTTTAGAAAACCAATAAATAATGAATTACACTTGGAATAACAAAACAGTAGATACTTACCCTACACTAGAGGGTAATAACGACGTAATCTTCAATGTTCATTGGAGACTTACAGGACAAGATGAAGATGGAAACGTAGGTAGCACTTACGGAACTCAATCTTTAGAAACCTCAGACCTTTCTAATTTTACAGCATTTGCTGATATTACAGAAGAAGATATTAATGGATGGGTTGAGACAGCGCTAGGAGAAGAAAGAGTTGCTGAATTAAAAGCTAGTATAGACGCTCAAATTGCAGAGCAAATAAACCCTACAATAGTTACAAAAACTATTGGAGTATAACAATTATTAATTAACCTTTAAATTTAAGTAAAATGGCAAAAAACGAAAAGACACCAATTACTATTGATGACAAAGAATATTTCTTTGAGGACTTAACACAAGAACAACAAACAATTGTAAACCACATTTCAGACTTGCAACGCAAGATACAATCTTCTGAATTTAATTTACAACAATTATCGTTTGGTAAAGATGCCTTTGTTAAAGCCTTAAAAGAAACATTAGATAATATAGACGAATAAAATGCAAGATTTGAAGATAGCGGTGACTAATTTATTTGCTTTAGGATTAAGCATAACAGAAGCAAATCCTGTATTGCAGACAGTTTCTCTAGTATTAGCTATCGGATATACTTCAATCAGTATTTATAAAAAGATAAAATGAATTTGCCAAAAAATGGAGTAGCGAGAGAGATAAGAAGTTATGTGGGTTCATTGCTAATATTTCTTTTTGTTATTGGCTTGATTATAGCTTTAATACAGTTCCCTGTACTTGACACCAACAAGGAAGTTGTAATGATGTTAATTGGTACTATAAGTGCTTCTATTGGTATTACAGTAGCTACAATTACAGGAAGTAAACCTGATGACATAAATTCTTTAAAGCAGGATTTAGAAAAGAAAGAAAACCAAATAGAATTATTAATAGCTGCTAAAGACAATCTTGAAGAAATGGTAATTAACTTGCAAAAGCAAATGCTAGAGAACCAAGATAGTATGATGGATAAATTTATCCTAAAGGCAGCTATGGACTTTGATAATAAAAATAACCCACCAAAAGGTAAATTATGATAAGAATATATTTTGAATTAGCAAAAGCAAAAGTAATTGATTACGTTAAAACAAGTTGGAATAGCGATAGTATTTTTGATAAAGGTAAGGTTATCTTTATTGGAATAGGTTTATTTTTTGTACTTTGGAAGATAATCTATAATATATTTGTATGAATCTTAAATTCTTTTCCCTATCAGAGTTTGACTGTCCTTCTTTACCTAATTCGGGTAAAAATATGGATATTAACTTTCTTTATAAACTTGAACACGCAAGGGAACTTGCAGGAATACCCTTTAAAATCACAAGTGGTTACAGAAGTGTCAAGCACAACAAGGAAGTTGGTGGAGTTCAAAACTCATCACACCTTTTCGGACTTGCAGCAGATATTGCAGTTGGAAGTGGAAAAGAAAGATACATTATACTTAACGCACTTATTAGAGCAGGATTTAAACGTATTGGAGTTGCAAAAGGATTTATTCACTGCGACACAGACGATTCAAAATCAGACTCTGTTTGGACTTACTAATACCGTAGGAAGTACCTTATGTCTGAAAAAAAGAAATTTAAAGATACCCAAGTAGGACAATTCCTTTTAAATAAGATACCTGATGTTGTACAAGCAGTTGCAGGAGATACTTTAGCAGGAAACGTTATACAGGCTATTATAGGGGGTTCTGAAATGTCTGATAAAGATAAACAAATAGCCTTAAAAAAACTTGATATAGAACGTGCTGAAATAGATGGTACCACAAGACGTTGGGTAGCAGATGCAAGAAGTGGTTCTTGGTTATCTTCTAACGTTAGACCTTTAACATTAGTTTTCCTTACAGTTAGTTATGTAGTAGGATGGTATCTTAACTATCCTTTAGATTCTATTACAGGTTTACTATCAATAGTTATTGGAGGATATTTTGGTAGTCGTGGAGTTGAAAAAGTATTTGGTAATTCAAAACATAAGTAATGGCAAAGCAAATAGTTATTAACTATAAAAACGTTAAAGTTAAACGTAAGGGAATCCATAGTAAAAACAAGCAATCACAATTAAAAACTTCTAAGAACTACGTTAAGAAATATCGTGGTCAAGGAAGATAGTGTTTATAACTTACTTACCAAAAGTATTGATTTTTAAAAAAAAACGAAGTAACTTTGGTGGGTAGTGGGAAATTAATTAATATTAACTACTAAATATATAATAAATGTCAGAAGATTTAACAATAAGAAATTTAGCAGAAAAAATTGCTAAAGATTTTCAATTATCTGTAAAAGATAGAACAGATAGTATTTTAGAATTAGATGCTATATCATATACTAACTTAGGTATTGATAGTTCTAAATCAGAAAAAAATAAAGTTAAATCAGATAGTAAGCATTTGTATAAGTTAATTAAAGGTTTTAATGAGCAGGATGGTAAACTATTATTAAATCATCTTGATTCGTAAAACAATGCCTAAAACAGCTAAAAAACCTACAAGAAGTAAACTAGTTAAAAAACTTGATACGGTATTTAGCCAATACATAAGAAGAAGCAATGCGGACAACAATGGATATTGTACTTGTGTTACTTGCAATAAGACGTTCCATTGGAAAGAAATTCAAGCAGGACACTTTATGAGTAGAAAACATTATTCTATACGTTGGGATGAACGTAATGTAAAACCTCAATGTGTAGCTTGTAATGTATATAGAGCAGGAGAACAATATAAATATTCTATTTTTTTAGGTTCGGAAGTTGCAAATGTATTATATTTACAAAGTAAAGAAATAGTCAAGTTTACAAACTACGAATTAGAAGATATGATAAACGATTACAGCGACAAGCTGAAAAAACTTACTTGATTTTTTCTTGTATATTGTTCTTTGTTTGAAAGGGGTAGGATTAATTTCTTACCCTTTTTTTTGTTATGTTAATTTTTTTTTATAACTTTACACTATGGAACAATTAAAATATGCAGAAATCTATGGCAAGGTACAAGAACTGCAACACGAAAATCAACAATTAAAAAATCAATTAATTTTAACACAACAGAACAATGAGCAAAGAAACAAGTATTAATGAAAAGCTGTTTAACTTACAGCAAGAGATTGGAACGATTAGCAAAGATGCTAAAAACCCATTTTACAAATCAAAGTATTTTGATATTAATTCACTTATTAAACAATTACAACCTTTACTAAACAAACATAGATTACTTCTATTGCAACCAATTGAGGAAGATATGGTAGTAAGCAAGTTAATATGTGTAGATGGAACAGGTGGTGTTATAAGTGGTTTAAAACTACCTGAAATAACAGACCCACAAAAGTTAGGAAGTTGTATTACGTATTATAGAAGATATACATTAGGTTCTTTACTTGGTTTACAAGCAGAAGATGACGATGGTAATGCAGCAAGTGGTAAAACCGAAGAATTAAAATGGTTAAACACTAACACACCTGAATACAGTAAGGCAATAGAATACCTTAAAGGTGGTGGTTCAATAGATGCAATTAAGACTAAATACAAAGTATCTAAAAAAGTTGCTGATGAACTCGCAAAATTGTAAAATAAAAAAAGTATATTACACAACTAAATATAATAATAAATCAATTAAAATAACTATTTATGGAAATTACAGGAAACATCAAATTAATTCAGGACACGGAAACGGGAACGTCTAAAGCAGGAAAAGAATGGGCAAAGCGTCAGCTTGTAGTAACAACAACTGAACAATACCCACAAGACATAGCTATTGACTTTATGGGAGACAAAACATTACTATTAAATAACTTTAAGGTAGGTAACCCTGTTTCAGTTTCTATTAATATTCGTGGCAATGAGTATAATGGAAAGTACTACAATAGTATTAACGGTTGGAAAATTGCTAATTATATTGGAAACGTAACTAATAGCGAACAACAACCTGCAAGAGAAGAAACAGCAGATTTACCATTTTAATTTAATTGGGGGTTAATAGCCCCCTTTTTTTATACCTTATATGAAACAACACAAAGAAGGAGACCCTTTTCCTGATGACTTTTGGAATTACAACGTAAATGCAATTACAGGTTATAAAATAGAAAAGCGAGAAGTAAATTCAAAAGAAGTAGAAAAAAAGTACAAACAAATTACACAAGCAATATGATAGCACAAGCAAAGAAACTACAAGATAAAATATTAGACATAAAGTACGGTAGGGTAAAGGAAGGTTTAAAAATTGGAATACCAGAGATTGATGAACATATAAGATTTAAGAGAAATACATTAGCAGCCATAGGACACGCAAACGTAGGTAAGACTACAACCTTAATTTATTTTTATGTATTATGGGCAAAGATGCACAATCTTAAATTTTTAATTTGGTCAAGTGAAAACACGCCTGAATCTATATTAAGAAAGATTATTGAATTTTATATGGGTAAGCCTATACAAAAGGCAAGTGATACATTAATTAATAATGCGGTTGAATGGGCAAATAGTAGGTTTAAGATTATAGACGTAGAAGATTTATATACATATAAAAGTTTACTTAAAGAAGCACAACAAATTAAAGACGCTTGGAATTACGATGGTTTATTAATAGACCCTTATAATTCTTTATCAAAAGATGCTGCAATATTAAAGATGGTAGGTAATTCACACGATTACGACTATCAAGTACTTTCTGAATTAAGGATATTTAGTAGAAAAAATAATATTCAATTGTGTGTAAATATGCACGGTGTCAGTTCTGCACTACGTCAGGTTCATCATTCAGGACACGAATTTGAAGGATTAACAAGACCATTAGCAATGAGTGATGCAGAAGGTGGTTCAAAGGTTTCAGCTAGGTTTGATGACGTATGGACATTGCATAGATATGTAGCGCATCCTACTGATTGGATGTATAGTCATATTCACGTACAAAAAATTAAGGAAAATGAAACAGGCGCAAGACCTACTCCATACGAACAGCCTATAAGTTTAAAAATGAAAACAAACAATGTAGGATTTGAGTTTCTAGGAAAAGATTTAATTCATAATACAGAACCAGTACAGACATTTCAATTATGATAGTAATAGGATTTTTATTAATTGTGGCATTTATTTTTATTATTATAGGACATAATAAAGATGCTGACATTATAATAAGTCCCATTAAAGGAATGATGTTTGGATTTTTATATCACAAAGAACAATATACAGAAGGAGACGAGTACACCCTACAAAGTTTGTTGGGGGTAATTAGTATAACTGTGATATGGATAAACCAACAGAGTGGCTCGGAATAGTTTTTAAAAGACATAACGAGTGGATTAAAATAGTAAATGCCTTTGGCGAATTTAATTATGCTGAAGATATTGTACAGGAATTATATCTTGTGCTATATAAATATGCAGATGAAGAAAAAATTATTAAAGATGGGGTTGTTAGTAGGGGATATATTTATTTTACTTTACGGTCAATTTTTTATCAATATTATAATAGTAAGAAGAAAATTAACAAAGTTTATCTTGACGATGAAGAATATACCCAACAAGTGGAATACAGTGATTCGTTGGATGAACAAGTAGCTTATAATGAAATATGTCAATTAATAGATAAACATATAGATAATTGGAGATGGTACGAAAAGAAATTGTTTACTTTATATAGGGATTCCGATTTAAGTATAAGGGGTATAGCTGCTGAAACAGGAATAAGTTGGGTAAGTATATACCACACTTTAAAAAATGCAAAGCAAGAATTAAAAGAAAAATTTGGAGAAGATTATGAAGATTACAGAAATAACGATTACGAATTAATTTAAAAATTATGGAAGAATTTAAAGGAGACAAAAGAAGTAAGGCTTACAAAGAATGGAAAAAGAACCACGCTAATAAAAGTGAAGGTGTTGGGGATACCGTTGCAAAGATTACAAAAGCAACAGGAATAGAAAAAGCTGTTAAGTTTTTAGCAGGAGAAGATTGTGGATGTGATGAAAGAAAGAAAACATTAAATCATATATTTCCATATCAAAAGCCTTTATGCTTTACAGAAGATGAATACAATTATTTATCTGAACGTATTGGAAAGATAAACCAAGTTACAGTACCTGAACAAAAAGAACTATTAGTTATTTACAATAGAGTATTTAAAGACAATAGAGAATTGACAAGTTGCAGTAGTTGTTTTTTAAATGGTGTTTGGAAGAAGTTAGAACGAGTATTTAAAGAATATTCTTAATGGCAGTATCAAAAGGTAGGTATCAATATTCATTTAAACAAGGAAATGATGCTGAAAAAAAATTTAAAGATTTGATGGAATTGCGTGGTAATACTTGTGTTAAATCAAGCCGAAATGATGACATTAATAAACATATAGATTTTTATGTAAATGAGTTTTCAGTTGATGTAAAAGGAAATAGGCACTTAGAAACTATATGGTTAGAATTAAAAAATGTTAGAGGGAATAAGGGTTGGTTAGAAGGAGAAGCAGATTATATTGTATTTGATGTTGTTGAATTAAAATCTTTTTGTTTCTTTAAGACAAAAGAATTATTTGATTATGTTAAAAATATTAAGGAAATTGCAAAAGATAAAAAAGATTACAATAAGCTATACACAAGAAAAGAAAGAAAGGATGTTTTAGTTAAAGTAAGATACAATGACATAAAACACTTAGAGAAACAAAAAATAAAATATGAACAAGAAACTAAACAATATCAAGGAACTTGAGTATTACACTAACTTCAATTTAATTGGGGAGCATATTATTAAAAACAAGAAACTAAAACCTGAAAACCAAGCGTTAAACGATATGTATTATGCGTGGCAAGAAGTAGGGTTTTATGTACACAACTTAATTAGTAATGAAAGGGCGTATGAACAATCATTAAGCGAATATAGAAGTGATAAAACAAGGGCTGTTATACGTGCTAGGGAAGCTGAAAGTAAAATAGCTGAACTACAAAGAAAAATTGATAAACTACAAACAAAAATAAATGTTGGTCTTTAATATATTTATTGGTTATATAATACTTTTATTTAAAATAATATTTGCATACTTTATAATGCGAATGATTCACTTGGAAATACTTCGGCTTATGGGTTATGACATTAATGGAAACAAAAAAAACAATGAGTGATTCAATAAAAAAGTACGAAGAAATGATGGAAGATGGGAAGTGGTCTACAGATAGCACAGGATATTCTTATAACAACTTACCTAAAGACCCAATAGTATTAAAAGTAATAGATAAATTCAAGGCACGTTCAAGGGATGGTATTATAAAATATGGTACAACTTTACACGATAGTCCTGATGGTTTCTATGCTTTTCTTACTCACTTACAGGAAGAACTTATGGATGCTACTTTATATATAGAGAAACTAAAACAACAGAAATGAAAGAACAAACATTAGTAAAAATGCAGTACGACCTTAAATTAGTACAACAAGCATTAGTGGTTGCTTTAAATAAGATTGAAGTAATTGAAAAAAAATTAGAAAAAAATAAAGAAGAAAAGTAGTAGTTGTTAAAAAATTGTTTATATTTACAAAAACAAAACAATTATGTACGAAGAACTATTTTATCAATCTTACACTATCCAAGAACTAGAAAGGGTAGTAAATGACCCTACACAACTTAATGGGTATCGCAGGAGATGCGAACAAGAATTAAATAAACGTAACGAACAACAACAAGAAATAACAAGATTATGATAACACTATTAAATGGAGAGCATTGGGGTAAGGAAGAAATTCTTGCACAAATGTATGATGACTCATTTTATTATGGCGTATTAGGCAAACACGCTTTGAGTAGTTCAAGTCTTAAAATGATACTTAAAAGTCCTAAGACTTATAGAAACGTAATAAAGTATGGAGACCCTAATGGGGATAGTCCTGCATTAGCAGCAGGTAAGTTAGCGCATTGGATGGTATTAGAACCACACAAAATAGATGAATTACACTTTGTAGATGCTTCCACAAAGAACACAAAGATATATAAAGAAGCTAAAGAACAATATGGGGAAGTATTTTTAACAAAAGAAAGAAGTGCAGCAGAGCGTCTAACGGATGCAATATTTAGAAATGAAGCAGCACTACAATTACTAACCGATAGTGAATTTGAAGTACCTGAAATAGCAATGTTAAATGGATTACCATTTAGGGGTAAAGCAGATATCATACAAGGCGATACAATCATAGATTACAAAACTTCAGCTGAACTATCAAGTTTTAAATGGTCAGCTGATAAATATGGTTACGACTTACAGGCGTATATGTATCTAAGATTGTTTAACAAAAAGAAGTTTACCTTTCTTGTAATAGACAAAGCAAGTACTGACATAGGGATATTTGAAACCACTGATGACTTTATTGCAAAAGGCGAACAGAAATTTATACAAGCAGTAGACAATTACAAATACTTCTTTCAAGATGGAAACGACTTAGACCAATATGTAATGAGAGGAATATTATGAGTACAAGTTTTATAAATAATCAAATTAAAAAAAATAAAAATAGTGTATATAATAAAGATGGCACTATGAAAGATTACATTTTAATAGACAAAGAAATTGTAAGATTAGAAGAACAGAGACCTAAAAGATATAAAAGAAATGGTAAAGAAATAGAAAATAATAATATTGAAGAGTTTTCTAAAGAGTTAGATAATTTAAGAAACATAAGGGTTAATGGAAACAAAAGTAATAAACAAATTAAATTATTTAAAAATAGCAATAAATTAAATTTAGAAGCATTTAATTCAGGTTGCATATATATGCTTTATAATGACAATGAATTAGTTTATATTGGAGAAACAGTTTGCTTTATCTCAAGATTATCACAACATATTCAAGAGGGAAAGAAAGAATTTGATTCTTTTAAAATAAGATATTATATTGAAAATGATAGATGTAGAAAAAATACTGAAAAAAGAATGATAAAAAAATTTAAACCAAAATATAATTTAATACATAATCCTAATAATAAAAAATAAATTTTAGGTTGAATAAAGAAATAGTAGAAGAATTTTACTTACTTGCTTTAATAGATATAGCAAACGGAAAAGATATAGCAGAACTTGAAGAAGCTATTGATATGTACCAAGAAATAGAAGAATACGAAGCGTGTGCAGGGATACTAAAAGCAATACACGAATCAGGATATATGACAATAAGAGAAATAATTAACACAATAAACGAAATAGACAATGAAACACGAAATGATTAAAGAGATGGTAGAAGATTTTTATAAATTAAAAATAGATTCAAAAACAAGACAAAGAAAGTATGTTGAAGCACGTGCAATCTATTATAAACTATTAAGGGACAATAGTAGAATGAGTTTAGAAGCAATAGGTAAGACAATGAATAGAGACCACGCAACAGCATTACATTCATTAAAAAACATAAAAGATTGGTTAGAATATGATGAACAATTAAGACAAGACTATGAAACCTTAAACAAAAGGGTGGAACACGCTGCAAAATTAAACCCTGATTTTTTAACACAAGCTGTTTCAATAGAAGGATATTATGAAATAGAATACAAGAAACTAGAAGAAAAACATACTTACATAGTAAACAATAAAATTGCAGAAGCATTAGTAGAAGAAGCTAAAAAATATGATACACTATTAAACAAGTATAACTTCTTAAAAGTACGTTTAAAGAGGTACGAACCAAAAAGAATTTCAAGTGGAGAATTTGATTTAGTATGATAACAAACGAAGATAATATGGAATTAATGGCTAGGTATGAGGATAATCACTTTGACTTAGCTATTGTAGACCCTCCTTATGGTATAGGAATTAAAAGTTGTGTAGTTGAAAAACAACAAATAAGAAAAAAGAAACGAAAAATTAACACAAATAAACAAATAAGAAAAAAGAATAAACTTAAAGAATGGGATAAATCAATCCCATCAAAAAAATATTTTAAAGAACTTCAAAGGGTTTCAAAAAATCAAATTATTTGGGGTGGAAATTATTTCACAAAATATTTAAAGCCAACAAAATCTTGGGTATTTTGGTATAAAGGGCAACAAGGCTTAACAATGTCAGATGGAGAACTGGCGTGGTCAAGTCATAAAAAAGTTACACGAATGGTAGAATTTCATAGATGTAATATATGGAATGAAAATCCAATACACCCAACCCAAAAACCCGTAAAACTTTACGAATGGCTTTTAATGAACTACGCCAAAGAGGGAGACAAGATACTTGACACGCATTTAGGTAGTGGTTCAATAGCAATAGCTTGCCATAATTTAGGATATGATTTAACAGCTTGTGAATTAGATAAAGAATACTACGATGCAGCTATAAAAAGAATAGAACAGCACAAGGCACAAATAAGAATGTTTTAGGAAAACAAAGTTTTCTATTAACAAAAAACTAATAATCTTATTGTTATAGTATAATTAATAATAATCTTTTTTAATTATGGATAAAAGAAAAAACAATGGTGGGCATACAACAGCAGGAAGAAAATCCAAAGCTGATGAGGTTGCACTTATAGAAAAGCTAACACCATTAGAACCATTAGCGTTTGAAGCATTACAAAAAGGATTAGAACAGAAAGACTTTAAGTATGTTCAGTTGTTCTATAATTACTATGCAGGAAAACCAAGAGAAACTAAAGATATTACTGTTAACGAAGATTTACCTTTATTCATTGATTGATGCAGGTTAAAAAAACCATAGCATTAAGAAAGTTAAGGAAGTTAGATAATAGGATTAGAATAGTTAAAGGTGGTACAAGTGCTTCTAAAACAATTTCAATCCTTTGTCTACTTATTGACTACGCTATTACAAATGATGGTAAAGAAATTAGTGTAGTAAGTGAATCAATACCACACCTTCGTAGAGGTGCTTTAAAGGACTTCTTAGGCATACTTAAAGGACTTAATAGGTATAAGGATAGTCAGTTCAATAAAAGTACCTTAAAATACATATTTACAAATGGTAGCTATATTGAGTTTTTTAGTACAGACCAACCCGATAAACTAAGAGGAGCAAGAAGAACAGACTTATATATAAACGAGTGTAACAATGTACCCTTTGATGCTTATACACAATTAGCAGTAAGAACAAGTGGAACGGTTTGGTTAGACTATAATCCATCTAATTTGTTTTGGGTAGACAAAGAATTAATAGGTAAAGAAGATACAGATTACATTACACTAACCTACAAGGATAACGATGCACTACCTGAATCTATTGTAAAGGAAATAGAGAAAGCAAGGGAAAAAGCAAAGACTTCTACATATTGGGCAAATTGGTGGAGGGTATATGGATTAGGAGAAACAGGTTCTTTAGAAGGTGTGTGTATTCCTGATTGGAAAGAAATAGATAACATACCACAAGAATCAAGGTTGTTAGCTTATGGAATGGACTTTGGTTATTCAGTAGACCCTACAACCTTAATAGCTTTATTTAAATGGAACGATGCATATATTTATGATGAGGTTCTATATAAGAAAGGAATGTTAAACAGGGATATAAGTAGATACTTAACTCAATTAGATATAAAAGAAAACATTGTAGCTGATTCAGCTGAACCAAAATCAATAGCAGAACTACAAGGATATGGACATTCTATATATGGAGTAAGTAAAGGAAGGGATTC